CTAGAGTTCTTCTCAACGGGCCTAGACAAGGAAGGTAGATCAATAGAGTATCATTGCAATCTAGCTACGGAAGCACTGAACAGCAACTATGACAACACAGAGGAAGACATCCCAAGGAGACCAATATGTGACCTAATAATTGAAAAACTATCATCAATCGAAACTGAAGAACTCTATGAGAACCAAGTGTACATCTTGCCAGAAGGAGCATACATCCCTGTGATAGACCAAAAGCCGACACCAAAACACAGAGATGAGGAAGTTGAGATCAAAGTAGGTGCTTTCTACGACCTCAAGGATGCCCAATCTGAAAGGAAAGAGCTTTTCACAATAATAGAAGATATAATAGTGAATGAAAAAGCATATCAAAGTGTTCAACATTACCCTATACAGAAACAGCTCAGAGATGCTTTATGCTGTGAAAGGTTTGAGAGATACCTTAAGCACTTCCATCAGTTGACAAACACTTACATATTCTGCATGCAGGACAGAATAGATAAACATACTGGTGTTCGATATATCAATGGGGAGCCACAAATTAAGAATCGAACTACCATGCATCCCATAAGACCCTCACCAGTTCTGCGATCAGATGTATACAGACTCAAATCGGCGTTCTTGCCAGGTAGATACCATTTGGATCCAGATCATTATGATTTCCTTACTGGGAGAAAGGCACCAAATACAATAGCTATTCTTAGTCGCCTGAGAGATTACCAGGATTTAAGATTTAGAGCAAGAATAGCAACTGCAATCTGTATGATCAAGAAGACAGGAGTCTGTTTTAGAGTGTCGCACCATTCCTGGAAGCATGTACATGCAGAAGTTTATATTTCTGGTCTGATCTTTGAGAAAGATAAGGGTGTAACATATATATCCTATTTTTCTCATGATTGTCTCTATAGAACAGATAAATGGAGGCTAGCAGACATAGAAAACTACTCTGTAGCTCATCACAGATTATGTGCCCTACTCTTCTCGTTGGAACACAGAACTGTTAGTTCAGCTCACATGTCAGCTGCGGGACAACTGTATGGTAGATTACTTGCAGAAAACTCATGGGGTCAATCTAAAATGCTTAAAGCTTATAGATATTTCTCCTCAGGAGTGTGTATGAAATCTCATTTCTGTGATAAAAGCCTCGACAAAGTTGTTAAAGAACTTAGTGGAGTTAGTCTAAAGAAAGCTAGCACAAAGATAATACTGGCACAACTTCTAAATAATGCAAAAACAGGTGTAACAAGATATGGTTTGACACCACTATTTCTTTTTCCCTTTTCACTAATAGGGTGGGACTGCTTCTTGATTTCTCTCTGCCCAGCACAAACCTATGGAAGAAATAAACACATACTTGACACACTAGATGAACTTGCAGATGAAATTGACCTCTTCAATGCTGTTGAGCCCAGTGTCAAGAGAATATATGAGGATTTTGAGAGGATACTAAACTGCAAACAAGGATCTTGGGGACTTCTAGAGAATTATAAGAGACACCTCAAACTGATTGATGAACTCTCTATAATAACAGGAGGCAGATTTACCTTCTCACCAATAGGATCCCTTTTAATTTCGGATGAGATATCTGCCTTGAGGGTTAATTACAGAAATCTGCAAGGTAATGTCCCTAGGCTATCTCAATTGATGACAGCTAAAGCTTCGCATAGTCCATTCACAGGTAGGCCTCAAATGGCAATCCACTCCATGGTTGAGTTAGTTGAAAAGTACAAGACGAGAAGTACCTCAAATTTAGCAGTTAAAATACTGACCAAACCTGGCCTTATAGATCTAACAATGCGCATGTTTGACAAGGATCAGGTAGGAGGCAATAGAGAAATATCAATACTAACATCTGAGTTCCGTATACTGCAAGTAGTGGCAGAATATGTTAGCAGAGCTTTATCGTGTCTTGTAGATACAGACTTATTACAGGATCCGGATAAAACAGGGACAATTGTAGATTGGTTCTGCGATGCTATCAAGTCCGGTAGGATGGAGAATCTCACTGCAGATCAGACAAAATGGGGTCCAAACTCAAACACTCTTGCCTTTGGCCTGATGAATTTGATGTTATCCCGATATTCCACTGAATCATACATGCCTGCAGCCATATGTCTTGTCTCAGAATTCAAGATTTTTGAGATGTGTCCCTGGTTAGATCACTCATTGGTCCGATCTGACTCTGCTAACTCACTGGCTGGTAAGGTTGGCAGATATCACATGGGTCAAGGGATCTTCCATCAATCTTCGTCAATGTATCACTCTCTTGTAATCAGGAAACTGAATAGGATGGCAGTACAAAACATCAGAATACCCTCTAATCTTGTAAATGAGTATGGAGAAGACTTAAGTAATGTTTATGAACTCATCATACGCTCAGCTGTGACCAGTGATGATTTAGCTAGCATATCATATCAGAGACAGGTCAGAGAGGCTTCAGATGAGGATAAAGCATTCATAAAGCCATACCTAGAAGCTGAACTGGATCAAGTCAGAATCTATTATCGACAGTTAGGGAATCTACTCAAATACTTTGGTATTAAAACTAGCGATTACAAAAATATCTCCTCAGATGAAATGCTTGAATTTAATTCACTCTATCTATCCAAGAACTCACTAGGATCCACTGATATCAAATTCATATACTCAATGATTGAACCCGGAACATCAGGCAACTTCATGTATGATTTCTCAAACACTCTCAACAGTTATTACA